TAGAAGGTTCATGGGCTAATTGGGAAGGTAAAGGAACTTATCTCAATGCCATCACACATTCACATCCACACTTTATTAAATCAAGACAGGTGGATATAACTGATGGTAAGAATGTTGATATCTTTAATTGTATAGCATATCCAAAGACAGGAAGTAACCTCCCTTGTTTTGGTATGGATCTAATGGCATTTAATGAAAAGAAGGTAATTATAGTTTTTGATTTCCAACACCCTACAGAAAATTATTTGTATTCTGTAGAAGGATTACCAAAGGCTACAGGTGATTATCGTTTCTTTGAGAAGGGTAATCATTTCTCAGAAAATATCTTTGTAAGATATTGTAAACCAGATGAGGTTGATGAACATTTAGATATGTTTATCAAGTACTTGACTAAGTACAAAAATATGGTAGAATATGAGAAACCCACTGGAACCGATACCAGTGTATATAAAGACTTCGATGCTTACATGACCAGACTAGATCCAGTAAGTGGATACCTTAAAAGTAAGTTTGGAAAGGAAAAGGCAGAGAGTTTAGTAAACGATTTTCTATTTGAGTATGGTTAACGCATGGTCATTAGCAGCATCCGTATTAGATGGTACATTAGATGAGGATTATCCAATTATGACAAAAGAAGTAGTAGATGGACATGGTGATGTTCATGAAACAAAAATAACACCAAGAGAGAGTGATGAATACGATATTCCTCATTCTGATTCTTATTACGATTATACTCGTAATGATCCAGATGCAAAAAACCCATTTACTGTTCCTTATGATTATCTAAAGGGAGAATCTGTAACTGGTAAGACACCTTGGATATATGAATCACCTGATGGTGGTACAACAATCTATAGGTATGAACGTGGAACTGATCCTCTTAAAAGAGAATTATATATTCCAGAAAATATTGAAATCAGTACTGATGGTGGAGTAAAAACATATCCAGTATCTGAAGATTATTATCCATATGAGCAAACTTTTTTAGCAGACAATGATGACAATTCTGCTCACCATTTTGCAGAATCTTTTACCCTAAATATCGAGGGTCAAACAAAGGAGATTATGACAGACAGTAGGAACAAGTATCATGAGGATGAAATCCTTAATGATATTAAAGAGTATGTATCAAGCACTTATAATGGACACTACACAGGAACTAAACATGAGTTCCGTAATGTTCAAACATTAGACTTGATGGCATCTAGAGATCTAGCATCTGATTTCTGTCAAGCAAATATACTAAAGTACGGTAGTAGGTATGGAAGTAAAGATGGAAGGAATAAAAAGGACTTGCTAAAAGTCATACATTATGCTATGCTACTATTACATTTTGATGAACACTACGGTAAACCAAAGATGACCAGTGGTAACATTGATCACAACATGCCTTAATCATGAAACTCCGACCTCATAACATGAAACTAACTGAAAAAACATTAAATCTTTTAAAGAACTTTGCGTCTATAAATCAATCAATTCTTTTTAAGAAAGGGTCTACTCTTCGTACAATGTCTGTGATGAAGAATATACTTGCAGAAGCGGATATCGGAGAAGAAATTCCACAAGACTTTGCTATCTATGATCTAGTTCAATTCTTAAATGGTATTTCACTTTATGGTGATCCTGAATTAGATTTCCAAAATGAATCTTATTTGACTATTCGTGATGGTAAGAATCATAGGACAAAGTATTTCTTTGCTGATCCAAGTGTTGTTGTAGCACCACCAGATAAAACTCTTACACTTCCAACTGAAGATGTATCGTTTACTCTTGATACTAATAATCTTACACAATTATTAAAAGCAGCAGCAATTTATCAGTTGCCTGATTTGGCAGTTGTTGGTGATAATGGTGTAGTTCAATTAGTAGTTCGTGATAAAAAGAATGATACTTCTAATGATTTCTCTATCGTTGTTGGAGAAACAGATAATAAGTTCTCATTCAATTTCAAAGTAGAGAATATTAAAATCTTACCAGGAACTTATAATGTTGTCATTTCACAAAAATTACTTTCCAGATTTGTGAATGAGAACTATAATCTTACATATTACATAGCATTAGAACCTGATTCTACATTCGGATAATGAGTAAATCTCATAATTACAAGAACCCTTCCAAGACACAAGATCTTGGACACGTAGAGGCACAAGTCACTGAGGGTAAGAAGTATTATAATGAGCAAGGGTGGGAGATTTCCCCACCCATTTCTGATAGGGAATGTATCTATCGTTGTTTAGAAAATTGTCAACAACTTGCTGGTCTTGATAGAAAACAAGTTAGTAGATTGATGGATGATTTTAAAACTAAGAAAACTGACTTTATACGAAATCAGGAGTATCCAGTATTATGAAGGAAGAAATTCCTACAAGTGAATATATGGTAGAGGGTTGGGATCGTGGCCCCACTGGATGCCATCACTATAAGCGTGGAAGTAGGCATAATCGCATAGGAATGTGGATTATGTGGCTTTTCTACGGTATTGTTATTGTTCAGGTAATTCATGCAATGACAGTAATACCATTTTTCCCAATCACTTTTACAATCCTATCAGGGTTGTTTTTTATTTGGTATGTAGCTTGGAGGGCAACATGAGACTGACACAAGAAGTAATTGATGAGATTCAATTAGCAATGACTCACACTAAAATGAACGGTGAAACTAACTGGAAGGATGGTGATGACATTGATGTATGTCTTGGTGGAACATTTGCTGGTGACAAATTTATTAGTATTATTAATAGGACACGTAGCAACACTACTAAAAAATGAAAGTCGCAATAATAACCGACCAACATTTTGGTGCGAGGAAAAACTCAAAGCATTTTCATGAGTACTTTCTTAAGTTTTATGAGAATATATTTTTTCCTGCTATAGAAAAGGAAGGTATTACTACTATCATTGATATGGGAGATACCTTTGATAGTAGAAAAGGTGTTGCCTTCTCTTGTTTAGGATGGGCAAAGAATAATTATTATGACAGGTTGAGAGATATGGGTTGTACTATCCACAGTATCGTGGGTAATCATACTGCTTATTATAAGAATACGAATGAAGTAAACTCTATTGATTTATTGCTTGCTGAATATGATAATATAAACACTTATTCTCAAGCAACAGAAATTCAAATAGATGGTTTAAAGATTCTTCTTTTACCTTGGATTAATTCCGAGAATGAAAAACATTCATTAAAAATGATTAAGAAGTCAAAGTCTCCTATGGTTATGGGTCACCTTGAGTGTAAGGGATTTAGAATTCATCGTGGTTATGTGATGGAACAGGGAATTGATGTAGATCTGTTTGATAAGTTTCAAAAAGTTTATTCGGGACATTACCATACTAGGTCTGATAATGGTAAGGTATTTTATTTGGGCAATCCTTATGAGATGTATTGGAATGATCTTGAAGATACAAGAGGGTTTCATTTCTTTGATACAGAAACCCTAGAGCATACTCCTGTGAATAATCCTTACAGGATGTTCTATACCATTTACTATAATGATCACAACTATCAAACATTTGATACTCGTGAATTGGAGAATAAAATTGTAAAGGTTATTGTTCGTAAGAAGAGTAGTCCTAAAAAATTTGAAAAATTCATCGATAAGTTGTATAATAGTAATGTGCATGAACTCAAGATAGTTGAGAATTTTCAACTACAAGAGAATGAAGACTTTGAAGCCTTCGAATCGGAGGATACCCTTTCTATATTAAATAGATATGTGGAAGAGTCTGAAATTAATCTTGAGAAATCAAGAATACAAGAGACTATTCAAAACGTGTATCAAGAGGCATGTGAGTTAGTCTAATGTATATTCTAACTATCAATGGTCGAGAAAATGAGGGTGCATACTCTGTTAAAAATGATGATGGAGAACATATTCTCTATCTGTTTGAACAAGAGGATGATGCAACTCGTTATGCTTTGCAATTGGAAGATCAAGAGTATCCTGAAATGCATGTGATTGAAGTTGAACCTGACATGATGGTTGATGTGTGTGAAGACCACGGATTTGGTTACACTATCATTACACCTAATGACATTGTAATCCCGCCTACAACAAAGAATGATTTTATTTGAAAAAGTCCGTTGGAAGAACTTTCTTTCTACAGGCAATCAATATTCTGAAATTAATTTCCAATCTCATGCAACTACTTTAATAGTTGGAGATAATGGTACGGGTAAGAGTACGGTTCTAGATGCTCTTACTTTTAGTTTGTTCGGTAAACCGTTCCGTAAGATTAATAAAGGTCAGTTAACTAATGCTACTAATGAGAAAGATTGTAGTGTAGAAGTAGAGTTTTCTATTGGGACAATTAGTTGGAAAGTATCTAGAGGAATAAAACCAAATAAGTTTGAGATTTATAGAGACGATAAATTATTAGATCAATCCCACAATGCTAATGATCAGCAGAAGTGGTTAGAGCAGAATGTGTTGAAGATGAACTATAAATCTTTTACACAAATCGTAGTATTGGGGTCTAGTACATTTGTTCCCTTCATGCAATTGACAGCTACAAATCGTAGAGAGGTTATTGAAGATTTACTTGATATTAAAATCTTCTCTTCTATGAATAATATTATTAGAGATAAGATTAGAGTTGAGAAGGAATGTATCAATACTTTGGATTTAAAAAAAGAATCTCTTACTGATAAAGTAGAGATGCAAGAGAAGTTTATGAGTGAGATAGAGAGTCGTGGTAAGGAAAGAATAAAGGATAAAGAAGGTAAAATTAAAACACTTAATATTGAAATTGATACTCATATTGAACATAATAATCTTCTACAATCTACTGTAGAGGACACAGAAAAAGAACTAAAAGAGGTAGTGGGTGCAGGTGATAAGTTAGTAGAACTTAACAATTACAGAGGTAAGATATCACAAAAGGTAGCGTCTATTACTAAAGAACATAAGTTCTTCACACAAAATACAGTTTGCCCTACCTGTACACAATCTATAGATGAGTCCTTCAGAATAAATAAAATCGACGACGCTCAAACTAGAGCAAAAGAGTTGCAATCTGGGTTTCAAAAACTTGAAGATGCGATTAAAACGGAACAAGAGCGAGAGCGTCATTTTTCCAATCTATCACAGGAGATTACTAAACTCACGCATGGCATTTCTAAAAACAATACTTCTGTTTCTGGTTGCCAGAGACAGGTCAGAGAACTGGAATCTGAAATTCAAACACTTACCAGTCAACTTGAAAACAGAAATACTGAGCATGACAAGTTAGAAACATTCAAGGACAATCTCCAAGAAACCTACGACGCATTAGTCAGTCGTAAGGACACAATCAAATATTACAACTTCACATACGGTCTATTGAAAGATGGTGGAGTTAAGACTAAAATCATCAAGAAGTATCTACCGTTGATAAATCAACAAGTAAACCGTTATCTACAGATGATGGACTTCTACATAAACTTTACTCTTGATGAGGAGTTTAATGAAACCGTTCAGTCCCCAATACATGAGGATTTTTCTTATGCATCATTTAGTGAAGGTGAAAAGCAAAGAATAGATTTAGCACTTCTCTTCACTTGGAGGGAAGTTGCTAAGTTTAAGAATTCAGTTTCGACTAACCTAATGATATTGGATGAAGTATTCGATAGTTCATTGGATGGTCAGGGTACAGAAGAATTTTTAAAAATCATCCGATATGTAATTGAGGATGCTAATATCTTTGTTATATCCCACAAGACTGGATTGGAAGATAAATTTGAAGATCACATTCGATTTGAAAAACTTAAAGGATTTAGTAGGATGGCATTATGATTGGAATTGTTGGTAATGGATTTGTTGGTAATGCAGTATATCAGAATCTACGTGATAAAGTAGAGTGTAAGGTATATGATGTAGATAAAA